ACAGAAGCCAGATCCGATGCCGGTGGTGCCTCGGGCTTGGCCTTGGTGGTGCGCTTGGCAGGCGCCTCATCTTCTTCCTCGACCACGGGGGCCTTGGCCTTCGGCGCGGGCGCTTCGTCTTCTTCCTCGACCACAGGCGCCTTGGCCTTCGGAGCGGGCGCATCGTCCTCTTCTTCATCGACCACAACGGCCTGGGCCTTGGCCTTCACGGCGGGCTTCTTGGCCTTCGGTGCGGGTGCCTCGTCCTCTTCCTCGACCACGGGGGCCTTGGCCTTGCGTACGGGCGGTGCGCCTGCAACTGCATCCTCGACCTTGTCGCTCGGTGCGAACGACATCGTGACCGCTTCCAAGGCGGTCGGCGAATCAGCCAGCGTCTCGACAATGGCCATCTCGGTGTCATCTAGCCAGCGCATGGCCTTGAACACCACCTTGACCGCGTCCACGGAATCACCCGTGTCGAACTTCATGCGGGTAACCACCATGTCAGGGCTGTACTTCTGAGCCACGAGCCAGCGAGCGTACTCTTGCAGTGGGCGCTTGTCCCCGTCGGCCTTGCCGAAGAGGCTGGTGGCCGGCACCGAGAAGCTCATGACCGGCGCATCTTCACCGTGCTCCATCAAGTCGCTCAGCGTTGCCACAGCAATGCGCTGTTGGAATCGGCAGGCGCGGGTGTTGCCTTGGCCAGAGCCCGCGACGTTCTTCTCGCACTTGGCGCAGCTGCTGGCTTGGGGGGACTTGATAGAGGTATCGGGTGTTTCGCCGTCGCCGCTCCAGCAGTCAGGGCCTGTCGTGCTGGTGGGGTCATATTTTCCCATGTAGAACACGCGCCCGACCTTGGGTGCAGCCTTGACGATCGCCACGTCCAGATAGCGCTCTTCGATCTGACCCACCTCTTTGCCGCCGTCGAGCAAACGCCAGACGCCGTTCTTGATAGAGATGCGACGACCGCCAGTGCCGCTGCCGGCGAGAGCCTTGGCGACTTCGGAGAGACCTGCGCGAGCCAGGATGTGTGCTGGCAGCTTGCCGGAGAAAATTGAAACTTCGTTGGCCATTATTGGGCTCCTGAATTGATGACTTGGTTTGAGGGAAAATTTGGGTACTGACTTTCTGTGTTCACGCTCCTGGCTTTCTGACGCTGATGGTGTACTTGGCGTCCGACACGAGGGACGGGATCGCCAGCTGGGGATTCTCTTCTAAGAACTGCTCGGTGTTCTTCTGCGCCAGCCTGCGCTCGAAGAGGTCAAAGGCGCTGTGCTCGACAACGAACGCACGAAAGGCGTCCCAATCCTGCACGCTGTAGCGGGTGGACTTGCCCATGACGATGGTGCCCTCAAGGGTGCGAACCGAGGTGACGCCCAACGCCTTCAGGCTCTCGCGCATCGCGTTGGTGACGGCGTCCATCTGACCGTCGATCTTGGCGACATCGGCTTCATAGGTGGCGGTGAGTGCCCCCTTGGCGTCGCGCATCTTGCGGTAGACCTTGGCTAGCCGGTCCAGCGGGACCGTCGGTGTGGTGACTTCTGACATTGCTTTCTCCTGTTTGAAAGTATAACGATTGACAATGATAACCCCAGTTTTGCGCTCTGGGCAGGCTCCTTATGAAATAATTTCGTTGCGGAACAAGTCGACCATAAGTGTGTGGTCGCTCACTTTCGCGGCAACCGCTTTGAACATCTTCTGCTCCACGGGGCTGCTCTCGATGTGGATGACGCGGACACTGGTCGACGTCTGCCCCTTGCGGTCTGCACGGGCTATGCACTGCACGTAGAGCTCCACGCTCATCACCGGCCCATAGAACACCACCGTGTCCGCAGCAGTCAGTGTGATGCCGTGCGCCGTGGCTTGAGGCTGGAGTACCAGCACACGCACTCGGTCGGAACTCTGGAAGTCGTCGATGATCTTGGCGCGCTTGCTGGCGCTCACGTCCCCGTGGATCTGCTCGGCCACGATGCCGTGCTTGGTCAGGTCTGCGTAGATGGTGTCCATGCTGGCCCGGAACAAAGCGAAGATCAGCACCTTGCGATCGGTCTCCTCCAGAATCTCGCGCAGCACGCTCAGCCTGGGCTTGGCGTCGAACTCGATCACCTCTTGCATGTCCGTGATGGCAGCGCCGGCCGAGATCTGAAGCAGCTTACTGACAGCCACGCCCGCATTGACGGCGCTGATGGTCTCACCCGCCGTGTGCACCAGCATCTGGGTCTTGAGCTGGTTGTAGTACTTGGACTGCTGGGCAGACATCGCCACGTGGCGAGTCTCGGTGATGACAGGGGGCAGGTCCAGGCAGTCTTTCTTGGCAAATCGGATCGCGGGCTGCAGCGCCTCGAACACCAGATCGCGCGCATTGGGCTTGGGCACCCACTTGAAGTTGGTGACCTTGTTCATCACCTTCTCTTTCCAAGCCGTCACGAAGCGTGGCACGCGGTCGGGAGACACCAGCTTGGCCAACCCGAACGCACCCACAGGGGACTGCGATGCGGGGGTGCCCGTCATCATCCACAGCAGTGTCTCGGGCTTCAGGATGGAGTTGAGCGCCTTCCAGCGTCGGGTGGTGCTGTTGGCGTATGCGTTCGCTTCATCAACGATGACCAGATCAAAGCGCCCATCACTGCGGACCTCTTGCGCAATAAGGTTCAGGCCGTCGTAGTTGGCGATCACAAACTCGTAGTCCCCTTGGACCATCTCGATCCTGCGGGATGCCTGGGCGTGGTGCGCCACGATGGCGCTGCGGTGCATGATGCTGTTCATGATGTCTGCCATCCACGCGGTGTACATGATCGACATGGGGCACAGGACCAGCACCCGGCGCACGCGCTTCTGTTTCATCAGGTAGTCCGCCGCCCACAGCACGCTGATGGTCTTCATGGTGCCCGCATCGTTGAAGACGAAGCACCGGTTGTGCAGTGTGGCAAACGCCGCCGTATCGATCTGGTGCTGCGCGGGCTTGTAGCGCCCGGGCCATTCATAGCGGTGGACAATCGGAGACGGCACCTTGGCGAACCCCAGGTTGCGCAGCACCCGCACCTCATCGAGGCCGAGGTACACCAGCACCTCTGCACCCCCACCTTCGAAGGTCTGAACGACCTTGTGCTTTGGAATTATCGCGAGCTTCTCCGGGAACCGTGTGCGAAGCAGCACGGCCCTGTTGTTGATTATTTCCATGTCAGTGCCCGTTGTCGCTCATGTTTGACTTGGGGGAGCGCAGCCGCAGGTTGCCCTTGGTGCTCTTGCCGCCGGCCTTGAGCTTGACCTTGTGGTCGATGTGCTTGCCAACGCGGTCCACGCCGGCCTTGTCGTACTTGCGCCGCGCCCTCTGGCGCTCGAGCTGGTCTTCGGTCTCACCGCTTGCCTTCTGCAACTCGTAGGCTTTCTTGAAATCTCGCTTACCGTTCTTCTGTGTCATGGGGTGTCCTTTCAGTGTCTGGGGTGTTGTTCACAGGCTTTGTGGGGGCACCAGCCACACAGTGGGCCGGGCTTTGGGGGGAACTGCTCGGAGGCGATCGCAGCCTCGATACGACCCAGGCGCTCGCGCACCTTCCACCACGCGCTCTCGACATCATCGCGGACCATTCGCTTCTTGCGCAAGTCGTTGTAGAGCAGGAACAGCAGGCCCGAGTTGACTTGGCGGATGTGGCTGTAGTGCGTGAACACAAAGAGCGACATGAAAATCATCTGATCGAGATCGGGGTACTTGTTCTTACCCGTCTTCCAGTCCCAGACCCACGCCTTCAGGTCGTCATCGTCAAGCGTGACCACGTCAGCCTTGCCGCGCAGCCACACGTCTTTGGCAAAGAACCCGCAGGGCTGCAAGTCGCGTGTCACGCCGAACTCCATCTCAGCGACATGCCGCCCCGTTTTGTTGAGAACCGCCTGCACCACGGGCGTGAACCGCGCGTGCTTCTCAGGGATGGGTGTGTGGTCGTTGATGTGATCCTCTAGCGCCTTGTGCACCTCGTTGCCGTACCGTGCGGGCTCTGACTCCTCGTAAGGGTAGAGCTTCAAGATCTTGGTAGCCTGGAACTTGCGCGGGCAGTTCTCGAACTCTTTGAGCCCGGAGTAGCTGTGTACGTAGGGCTTGCTCATTTGAACTCCGCTGTCTGGATGGCCTGGGTCAGGCGCTTGCTGAAGCCTTGACGAACTCCTCGTTAGCCCACCGAGGGTCGCCCATGTCGAACAGAATCGCATGTGTCAGCTCATGCCAGAAGGTCTCAGCAATGTCTGCATCGGTGCGTGGGGTGCCGGTGTGCGTCACCGAGACGCGAACGTAACCCAACCGGGGTTGCACAGACCCCGTGCCGGTGCCTTGACTGTCGTACGTCTCGACGTGATAGTCGGTCTTGCCGAGCTTGAATTTATTAGGTAGTTCCATTGCGCTCTCCTCAGCCTTTTGCTAGGCCATATCTACGGTGAAAGCCACCGTCAGCCGCCAGGGGTAACCCCGGCATGTACTTTGGTTCCTCGGTCATGCGCCGAATCATCCAGGCCAGTGCTTGCGCACCCTGCGCCTCGGGCACCAGCCCAACACCCTCGTCGTGCACTGAGAACACGAGCGGGATGCGCTCCGCCACCCGAAGCAGGCCGTCTGTCATAACGATCCTGGCCAGCCCCTGGGTACAGTTGTGCACAATGAAGGGGCCTGCCAACCCCCGAACTACAAACCTATTGCGTGGACCACAGTTCAGGATGTCAAACACCTGTTTTTGAACGAAGGCTGACGTATCAGCTGCTCCACAGGCCACCCCGCCTTCAAACGCATGTACAGCGTGCTGCGGGCTATTCCTGTTTCTCGACTCAGCTGAGATACGTTCACAGCGCGAACCGTCGATCTGCGGTTCATCGACTGCTCGACCCTTGTCGCCCACATGCAGTTCTCGGGGCCGTACCCCTTCTCGTTGTCGATCCGTTCCAACGACAACCATGGAAGGTAAGTAGGCCCCATGTCCTTCCAGAAGGAATCGAACTTGTGCCACTCCAAGCAGACTTGAATGCCTCGCCCCCCGTAGTTTTTGTACGCCGGTTCCCACTTTTTGTAACAGCGGTTTTTCATGTTCCGCCATACGATGTACCCCTTGTGGTGTGTCATGCCGTGCGTGCTGTTCCCGTGCACTTGCAACGCCTTCATACAGCCGCAGTTCGGAGTGTTCCCCCGTCGAAGCGCTCGAGTCACTTCGCCCCCGATCTTCACGCACTGAACGCCGCATTGGCATCGGTATCGCCACTTCCAGGTCCGGCCCGTCGAGCACTCTGGGTGCATCGCAGTCAACATGCCGAATGTCTGGCCGGTAAGGTTCTTGAACTTGTGATGCACACAACCATCCTTCTTGCGTAAGCACGAGGTGCTCAGGCGTAAGCATAACGCCATCGACGGTCATACAGCCTTGTACACCGTTCGCTACTATACCATCATGCTGTACAAAGCCAACCCCATCGTGCACGGCATCTTCTTTACGCACTTGCTCTATAGAAACCCACCCGCGCTCTGTAAGAACTTCGGTTCCTTCAGCCAAACAGTTGTTGGTTATCTTGCCGGCGTATAGCTTCGTGCGCTCATCGCCATAGACCCACTGCATGCGCTTGCGGCCTTGTGCATCGGGGACGTCGTCGGCCACCTGACGCAGGTTAGGATACTTGATGCTCATGCCGCTGGGCAGCACGATCTCTTCTTTTCGGAACAGCAGCGCCCCTTTGTGGTCGTACTCTTGGCCGTCGGCCAGCGCGCTTTGGATCAGGCTGGTGCACATGTCCCAGAACCCCTTGACCGGGGCCGCTGTGGCGCGGTAGATGTCGATGATCTTCTTGGCCGTCACGCAGTGGATCAGCAGTTCTTGAGCGGTGCAGTTGCGCTGGATCTCGTGCATGGCCACCACGTTGTCGTCCCAGTCCAGAAAGCGCTCTATGTAGGCGGTGCCCACCCCCAACGTCTTGGCAAACTCTTTTCGGTACAGGACCGGGGGTGCTCCCAGAAAACCCACCAGCAGCTGCGCTGCGAAGCTGGCCCACCCCAGACCATAGCCTGCACCGAGCAAAGCCGACTTTGCACTTTGGCGAAGCTCCGGGTGGCTTGTCTTGGTCATGCCGGGGATGTTGAACATCTGCGCGCCGAACATGGCGTAGGCGTCCTTACCAGAGCGAAAGATGTCCAGCAGTTCCTCGTAGTCCGCAAGCCAAGCCAGCACGCGTGGCTCGATCTGAGACAAGTCGACCACCACCACGGTGGAGCCCTCGGGGGCCATGATGGCCTTGCGAAGAAAGCTGCCACGCTTCAGGTTCTGCATGTTGATGGCTGCGCCGGCCGCTGCCGTCCACCGCCCCGTGAGGGCTCCGTAGTAGTGCAGTGGCACAGGCAACGTACCTCTGTGCGAGATGTCCAAGAAGCGCTGGGCCCTGGTGCGCTCGGTGGTGGACTTGACCTTGAGACGGGCCTCGCTGAGCAGCACCACGTTGTCGTCCATGTGCGCCAGCAGGGACTGAAACCCCGCGTCTGTCTTGGCGAAGGCAAAGTTCATGCCCACCGGGTTCGGTGTCTTGACCGTCGGGCGCTTCTTCTTCAGCGGTGGCTCGACCCCCAGGCTGCGCAGGATCTCGGCGAACTTGTCGTTGCTGGCCAAGTCGCTGTCACTGATGTTCAGGCGCTTCAGCAGGCCCTCACGCGTCTCGCGCTCATCGACCAAGGCAAGCCCCAGCATCTCACCATCGAGTACCAGCAGGGGGCGCGTGAACATCCGCACCGTCATGTCGATCAGGCGCAGCTCCTTTTCTGGGTACAGCCAGTTGGCCCTGTCATAGGCCCCGTCCCATTCGACACCCTCTGCGGCGGATGGGTACATCAACAAGAAGCGCTTGAATACCTCCTCACAGAGATACACGTCGTGGTTGCAATACACCGCCAGCTCGCGCTCGATGCGCTGGGGCAGTTCTTCCAGGCCGTCGGTCAGCATCAGCGCCTCACCCTTGTCGGGCAGTCCGAAGTCTTGAGCCAGCGCCTTGAGCCCGTTGCGACCTTTGGTGCCCCGCAGCGCCCGAGCCATGGACAGCGTGTCGAAGATGAACGCGGGCTCGATGCCGTACTGCCAGCTGAGGATGGCCACGTCGAACGCTGCGTTCTGACACACGACGGCCGTGCGGCTCCAGTCATAGTAGGAGAAGACGCGGCGCAGCTCCTCGGGGCTGTACCACTGCGCGACAGCAGCGTGAGCGCTGAACTCTTTGAGGGACGCACCAAAGTCCTTGAACATCGGCGAGCGCACGTACTCCTCGGTCGTTTGCTTGCGCAGTGTGTACCCGTCAGGGCACCAGTGCTGGGGTTTTGTGGAGTACCGCGTCTCGAAGTCGAGCACCACGATACGGTCAAAAGGGAGTGCCATCAGTGCTCCACACCTGTGTCATTGGTCTCTGCGGCGACCACGTTGCCCAGCACCACAGTGAGAAGCCCGCGCACCTCCTCGGTCGGCACGTTGAACGAGTGCACCGTCAGCTCCTCTACGTCTCGGTGCGCGTGCAGTAGCAGCAGCGCACCCACGGGGGCATCTCCGAAGCAAGTCATCAGCGCGTTCATGCCGACGCGAAAGGCTGCGACCTCTTCCTGGGGGGCGGTCCCCATGTACTCAAAGAAGGCGATTTCTTTTGGAGACATGTTGTCGAATAGATTAGCCACGGAGTATGTTCTCAAGTTCGTTGTAGTACGTCTCGTTGATCACGAGTGCAATGCCGCCAGCGGCACGTATCTC